GCTGACGCTCGAGGTTGGTATTTCGGAAAGAAACGTCCGAATTCCCACCTCTTGCGTCCGCTCACGCAGCGGTGGATGGGTTTGGCCTACTCGTATATCGGTAGGTCACTTCCTGCCCCAATAGAATCTACTGGGGCTGGCATAATTGACCTGACTCACCGTTTAACGGAGAGTCCGGTCCCTGAGGTGGCTGAGTGGCGACCTTTCGTGAAGGAATTCCTTACACGAAACTTCGCCAAACTCAAATCCCCTGCCAACCTCAGGACCGACCCGTCGGGCCATGCTGCACTTGGATATCCAAGGGCACGTGGAGGGCATTCCGTTGCCGTCCAAGACTTAGTCGCAATCGGCTATTTCTTGGGTCAAGGCATCGATCAGTTACTGAACGATGGAACGTCCTTATCGGAGCAGACTGATATCAGTCGGTTCCGATTTTCCCGATTTGGATCGAAGTCAATTCGATCCGGTGCCCTTTTTAAGGGCAGGGTCGCTGAACGACAGTTGGCTGGAAAGCGGGCCGGTGAGAAAGACTATAAAAATAGGCTTTCTCACGCAGTGGTTGATCACCAAGAAGCACTCGAAAGAGCGTGTTTCTGGGTTCTCGACCAGGTGGACCATATTCCGGTTATGCCTATCGAGGCTGGTGAAAAGGGACTTAAAACCCGATTCCCCACTACCTCGTTGACGGCATGTAACCTAGTTCAACAAATCCTTCGTAAGTCCATCGATGCAATCTTGATTCAAGATTGCAGGATGGCTGAAGGTCTGGGCGCTCCAAAGGCCTCATCGTTCAAGTCAAGTGCTGATTTCTACAGCCAAGACATGAGCTTTGCGACCGACATGCATCCGTTCTGGTTAACCAGAGCGGTGTATGAGGAGCTGGCGGAATTGGATACCCGCCTTCAAAAATACTTGCCGTATTACGACAAGCTTTTTGGCCCTCGCCGCTTGGTGCTAAATACCAAGCATCCCTCATGTGATATATCTGAAATCAGGTATTATCAATGGGGAAGTCCCGTGAGTATTGAGGCTCCGCTCCTGCATCCGTTTATACAGCATGCGGGATCGGATTTCTCGTCTCTTCGTTTAACGATGAGAGGGAAAGTGCCTCTACCTCATGTCCGGAAGGCCATAGATTATATGGCCGCCTATCGCGAATGGCTACGCGAGATCTCCGGCCCCGGTGTTGGTCCATTGACCAAACGTGGGGCCATGATGGGAGATCCTACCTCGTTTCCAGTCATGCCGCTCATGAGCGCTTATGCAGCTCGAGCAGCACATCACAGTCGATTCGACGGGATGTTGACGGGAGATGATGCCGCGTATTCCGGATTTGGGAGGTCCAAAATTGCACCCTACGAGGCTGCTATGCAGTCTGTAGGTGGTGTCATTTCTGTTAAGAAAACAGAATGGCACAGGAAGAAGGCTATCTTCTGCGAGGCCCC